TGAAGCACTTTAAATAATCCAATGGTGGAGACTTTAACTCAGCCGACTACTCCTCAGTTACCGACTCCAACGCCTTTGAGTTTTCAACAAGCTATCCCGAGCCGAGTTCAAAACATTCTATTTACTGCAAACACTTCGTTAGGATCAACACAGAATGCTACAGATGACGGAGCTGGTAATATCATAGGAGATGCTACCGGGACTATTGATTACGCAACTGGAGCAGTTTCAATTACGTTTAATGCGGTTGTTCCTTCGGGTGAGAATATTCAAGTCCAATATAACCCAATGAATCCCGCTCAAATGGCTATTCCGATAAGTATTATGTACTTCCAGAATCAGTTTACATTGCGCCCTGTTCCGGATAAAGGCTATACTGTCGAAATCACAGCTTATCGTCAACCTAGCCAAGCATTGATGGGATCAACAGATCCAGACCAACCTAATTTGACAGGAAAGCCAGAATTAACGGAATGGTGGGAATGCGTCGCTTTTGGAGCAGCCAAGAAGGTTTATGAAGATAGGTTAGACCCTGACGGTGTTGCGCTCATGGACAAGGGTCTAATGGAGCGATATGCTATTGCAGAGGTTCGTACCTATGCCCAAATCGGTAAAGCTAGAATCCCCACTTTATTTGCAGATCAATTACAACAATCTTACGGAAGCGGTGCATTTGGCTTCGGTAACTCAGTTTCAGGAGCATAAATATGACATTACCATATAACATGGGTTTCCCGACAACAAATGACAGCCTAGGATCGACCAGAAACAAATTTTTCACTAATACAGCTTCAGTAAAGACATTTCTCGATGTAAACCATTATGATTTTGGAAATACACTGTATGGTAATCATAAATGGGTTTTATATGGTCGTCAAACAGGTACTTTTCCTGATACGACAACACCTAGCGCATTATCGATAGCCACCTATGGTTCTTCGGATGGTACAAGAACACAATTATGGTTTCAGCCTTCTAATGATGCCACAGGTGCAAAAGCAATTCAATTAACAGCTGGCGATGTTACTGCTGCTACTTTTTCAACGAATACTGCTTATGTAGCAAATCTGAATGGAGGGTGGACATTTCTTCCTGGTAAAATGCTGTTACAATATGGTTCATTTAATCCAAATACCATTACCGCAATTACTTTTCCCATTGCATTTTCAATTGCTCCATACTCTTTAGTTTTTGGTGGGAGTACAAATGACAGTACGAGTGTAAGACCATCATATGCAGATGGAACATTAACAACTCTAGGATTCACTTTTAACGGCGCAACTAGTGGGCATATTAAATTAGTGACTTGGATAGCAATAGGTCCTGCATAATGCAACCGCTTCAACAATATTACATAGCTGGTTCTAAATCTGGTTACATTAACTATCAGAAGCCATTTCTTACTCCTGATGATGGTTACCAAACGTTAGAAAATGCTCTTGTCTATCGCGATAGAGTTATTGAAAGACCCGGATTGGAGTTTTTTGGTAGATTGAGAAGGGCTATAACTGCACAGAGCGCGGGGAATATTAGTTCTGTTAGCCCTACATTGAATCTAAAAACTGGATTAGGGATAATAGAAACAAATGCAGAAATAGCACCAGGCACATCTAGCACAATCACTATTACTATCGGAGGACAAACTTTAACAGATACTACTGGAAACGGAACTTTAGTGGTAACCGGTGCAGGCCCAATAACTGCTGCGACGATAAATTATGTCACGTGGGATTTAACAATTACAACTGGAGCTTTAGGAGCTACAGCAGCCATTGTAACTCTTATGTATTATCCAGGATTGCCCGTTATGGGTATCTGGCAAATCGAAACTTCTGATCTTAACAACGAAACATCTATATTTTTTGATACTAAATATGCTTATGTTAATCTTTCCGGTCTCGATGATGCTTTCAATGAATATTTACCTGCTTCCGCTGCCACATGGAATGGTTCTGATTCTGATTTTTTCTTAGGAACGAATTACAGGGGATCCAACGATTATGATAGATTATTCTTTGTAACTAATTTCCATAATACAGTTGGCAGTCCAATGCGTTATAGTAATGGAGCTGTATGGACTACTTTTCAACCATTAGTTGATGCTACAAATCTATTAACTCAAGCTAGAATCTTAATTCCTTATTATGGGAGATTGCTTGCCTTAAACACATACGAAGGCACTACAGTTGCTGGGGCTCAGAATTATTTTAATCGTTGCAGATTTAGCCAAATTGGCAGTCCTATAGCGGTAGACGCTTGGAGATCTGATCAATTTGGTAAAGGGGGTTTCATAGATGCACCAACTGCAGAATCGATAGTTTCAGCTATATTTTATAAAAATACTTTAATAGTAGGATTTGAACGTTCCACGTGGCAACTTAGATATGTAGGAGAATATGGATTACCTTTCATTTGGGAACGTATTTCTAGTGATTTCGGATGTGAGTCTACTTTTAGTCCTGTTTTATTCGATCAGGGCGTTTTACAAGTGGGCGATAGAGCCATAGTTTCGGCAACTGCAACTACTGTTCAGCGTATCGATGAACAAATACCGGATCTTATTTTTTCTTTTAAAAACGATGAATTTGGCAAGGGAAGGGTTTGGGGAGAAAGAGACTTTCAGAATGAACTTGTATATTGGAATTATGTCAATCCTGGATTACCCAGAGATGTGTTTAAATTCCCTAATTCTAATCTAGTTTACAATTACCGCAATAATTCCTATGCAATATGGAGAAATAATGTAACTGCTTTTGGAACCTATCAAAGTCCTATAGGTGTTTCATGGAGTAGTATGGATACATTCTGGAGAGATAGAAATATTTACTGGGTGGAAACAAACAATCCTGAATTTCCTTCTGTAGTTTGCGGAAATCAGCAAGGATATATCAGTTATTTTACTGAAGCTTTATATGACGGAAACTCTATAGACGAACCGACTTTGTCAATTCATGGAATTGATTTTAGTGTTGTTCCTGCGCAAATAATAGTTCCTAATCATAATCTTGCAACAGGAGATTGGATAAGGATAACATCGGCCTTATTTAATGCAGCTGATCCTGGATTAAATGGTTATATTTATAATGTAAAATATGTCGATGAAGATACTTTAGAACTTACACAATGGAATATTGTTTCACAAAGTTTCGTTGATATGGACTTTACAAGCAGCTCTGTGACATATTTAGGACTTGGTGAAGTAACTTTCTATCCAGTCATGAATATAATGAGCAAGGATTTTAACCCATATCAACAACAAGGTTCACAAATTAAGTTATCATATATTGATTTTCTTGTTGATGCACAGCCCTCAGGTCAGTTTTCAGTCAATTTATATATAAATACGTTCCTCGGAGATAGTGCTAACATAATTACAGGAAATAAGAATCTTGAAGAGTGGTACAGCCTCTTTGGATACATTACAAACATAATTATTGACATAACAAATGTTGTACCTTGTCGTATAACTAGCCCGGCACATGGTTTAAGAACGGGTCAGACGATTAACATTACTAATGTTGTTGGAACAACACAAATTAATGAGCAGACATTCACTGTAACTTATATCGATGCAAATAACTTCTCAATCGCTGCGGATCAAAGTGCTTTTTCAGCTTATGTCGGTGGTGGGGATTGGCTTTGCGAACAAACAGACTTATTTCCTTATGGCAGTAATTATGCATGGCATCGATTCTTTGCAACAACAACAGGTCAGTTTGTGACTTATCAGATTACATATAACAACGATCAGATGAGTAATTTATCAACCCAATACAACAATTTGACTTTGAACGCCGTGGCGCTTTATACACGATCCGGTTCTCGCAATGTTTTCTAGAGGTTTAAATGTCTTTTTCTAGTGATAAAGCTTTACAATCTAATCAATTAGCTTCGGATGTTCTTTTTGATGTAGAAAAAGAAGAGTTTAACGATGTATTGAATTTGCAATACCGTCGCATTGTTGATTCGGTTAACTCGAAAGAAGGGGCTTTCTACTTATTGCAGGAAATGGCTAGTTTCAAGCAGCTTTACATTGTCAACAACCCACAAAGAAATCGCAATGTATATCGTTTGACTATTAATAAAACCAATGTTGCTCCAGGAGCGCTGGCGCCTTTTGCACATGGAATTAGCAGTGTCACCGATCCAATGCTAATTTATGCATCATGTAAAAGCGCTGATGCAATTCCAATTCTATTTACTGTCGTATATCCTGATATTTATATGGATGCGACAAATGTTTATTTTACAAATCCATTGGGTGTTAATCTTACAACTGTTACGATTGTGCTTGAATACACTAAAAATTAGAGGTCATTATGTCACTTAGCAGTTTTTTATTCGGATCACGAGATAAATTAAAGAAAAAGCAGACATATACGCCTGGACAGATGCAATTTCTTGATCAGCTCCTTGGATCTCTTTCAGGAGGTGGTCAGGAAGGCGGTAACTTTCTTGATTACTTTAAGAATTTACTTGGTGGAGAAGAAGGCCAGGGAGATTTCGAAAACTTTGCAGCGCCATATAAAGAACAATTCCAAAATGAAACAATTCCTATGCTCGCAGAACGCTTTGCAGGTGCAGGAGGAGGTATGGGAGGGGCTTTGTCAAGTTCCGGTTTCGGACAATCTTTAAGCAGCGCTGGAAGCAACTTCAATGCACAACTAGCACAGCTATATGCTGGTCTTAGACAAAATGCTGCTGGGCAAATGTCGGGATTGGCAGGGTTAGGTCTAGGTTCTCAACCTTATGCTTTTCAGCATAAACCAGCTTCACCGGGTTTTTTACAATCTGGATTAAGTGGCTTTATGCAAGGATTTGGAGGTAGATAATGGTACAAATTATAGAAAGAGGGCCTAGCTTAAGTTCACTAAGCGGTCAAATACTAGGACAATCACTCGGACAAGGTCTTGGACAATTCGTAGGTGATTATAGAGCAAATCAAGCCTTCGAAAAAGTGACTAATGATCCTGAATTAAAAAATAAATCTCTTTCTGAAAGATGGAATGCATTGAGTCAAGTTGCTCGTAAACATGGTTTACGTGGTGAGAATTTCCTAAAAAATCAATTACAACTTGAGCAACAGGCAGAACAAGAAAAGACACAAAAACGAGAATCAAAGCTCGTTCAAAAGCTTTTGAACGGGGAAGAAATTTCAGATACTGAGTTAGAAGGTACACGTCCTGAATTACAAATTATGGCCCATAAAGCACGACAGCCTAAAGCGCCCCCAGGAGGACTTTCAGGTCAACCTGTTCCTCCAGAAATTTCACAAAAAATACCTGAGATTTTAAATTCTAATAAAGATAGATCTGCAGAAGAATTAGCCACATCTTTTGATGCTGCCGGAATACCTAGAACCTATTCTAATTCCTATATTGAATCTAGAAGAAGACAAGAAGAAACACAGGCTAAAACAGGTCAAAAAGGATCTGAACTTGAGAGAACGTATCAAACTCAAAGAGCAGCCCCCATTTTAAAGAAATATGATGAAATAGCTGCGAATTTACCATTCAAAGAAAGTGCTTTGAATACCATTGAACAAAACATGACAGATACCGGAATAAGTGATTTTATTGCTGATGCAACTGGTTTTGAACCTCTCAGAAGTGCATCCGCTTCACGAGCAAAAACAGGATTGAAGGAATATTTACTTTCTAATTTAGTTCGAGCTGGAGCACGACCAAACCAATGGATTGAACAACAAATAAATTCGGCTTTACCTAATTTTGGGCGTAATGCAGAAGCAAATGAAAGCGTTACAAGGATTTTAAGAAATCAATTTGATTTAGAAAAATCTAAAACTGATTTGATTTTTGATTTAGCCAAGAAAGATAGAGAAGAATATGGTTATGAGCATGGCGATTTAGAAGAAAGAGCCAATAAAGAGTTAAAACCTATAATTGAAAAATTAAACGATAATCTGTCCTTTGATTTAAGAAAAATTTATGAAAAAAATAAATCAGATTCAGAACTCTTGAAAGTCAAAGAAGTACCGAAAGGAACACCATTAACTGTTAAAATGGCATCTCTTCTTATCAATAAATATAATGGAGATAGAGCAAAAGCTGAAAAAGAAGCTAAAATGCGGGGATTCACTGTAATGCCTGATGAATTTTATATGGGACAAGAACAATGACATCAGTTTGGGATATAGCTTTGTCTAAAAACAATCTTCCAGAGACAAATTTGCAAGAAGATTTACTTAAAAAAACTTCTCCTGGTAACGTTTGGGATTTAGCTGAACATAAATCTGAAGAATTAACAAAGATAAAATCCCAAGAAGAATCTACAACAGACAAATTAAAACGTGGTGTTGCAAGAACCGGTTCAAGAATAGCTGAAACAATTGTAGGACTTCCTGGTGATCTTTTGAATTTGGTTTCAAAAGGAGTCATATATGGGGCAGAGAAATTAAAAGGTGAGCCAATATCATCTAAATTCAAAGAAAGTTTGCAAGAAACGGCACCATTTAAATTACTTCCTACTAGCCAAAAATTGAAAGAATTCTCGGAAAAAGCTACTTCAGGATATACATCGCCCAAATCTGAAGGCGAAGAAGTCGGAGATGAGCTAACAGAACTTTCTACGGCATTATTTCAACCAGGAAAAGACCCTAATAAGTTTATAGGTTTGGTTAAGTCTGTAGGAAAATCATTAACTAAAGCTGCTGGTGCACTTGGTGCAAAAGAAGGCGCGAAACAATTGGGAGCAGCAGAAGGGGGCCAAGCAGCTGCCGAAGTTGGAAGTTTAATGCTAATGAGTCTATTAAAGCCAGGAACAACAAATAAATATCTTTCTGGTTTATACCAACAAGCTAAAGCAGCAGTTCCAAAAGGAAGCCTAGTAGATACAAGAAAATTCCTTGGATCATTAGGAGAAGTAGAGAAAGAATTAGAAAAAGGTGTTTCTACTGCCACTAAAAACATAGTTCTTAAAGATTTAAAAGAACTTCAAACTAAAGCAAAGGCTGGTCAAATACCTGTCGAAGATCTTGTTCAATCTTTTCATGATATTAATGAGACAATAAGCGCAAAAAACCTATTTGGAGAGTTATCAAAGACTGAACAGAAAAATCTGAAAATCAGATTCGATAAATTGAAAAATACAATTAGAGATGAACTTAAAGATTATGGTAAAAAAAACCCTGAATTTTACGAACCTTGGTCTAAAGCGAATGAAGGATATGCAGTCACAGCACAAAGTAGACGTGTTTCAGATTTCCTTAATAAGAATATTTCAAAAGGATTAATAGGGGCTGGGGGTACTGGATTAGCATTAAAAGCCTTCGGAATAAGTCCATCTATTCCAGGTTCGGTGATTGGAACAATCGGGGGACTTGGTGCACTAAAATCTGGAGAATTAATGTATAGGATTTCAAAGAGTCCTGCGCTTAGAGAACATTATAATAACGTAATAAAATTTGCTATAGAAGAAAATGTTTCAGCAATGAATCAGGCCTTAAAGCGTCTTGATATAGGCCTAGAAACGCTAAAAATCGATTAAATCCAAGGTGATTCTTCATAAGGATCTCCTGAAAAAACAAAGTAAAACAAACAGAGTGTAAATAAAATTTCAATCATAAATCATCTCGATTGTATTTGTAATTTTCAAGATATTCATCTTTCATGAATACTGATGTGTTTTTAATCACTTCTAGATTACTGTTTATAGATTCTAAAATTCCGAAAATCTTCCATCCAATATAAACATATGCAAAAAATTTAAACCATGATTCATATCCCACATAACCTCCGTGTTATTTTTTTAAATTAAGAAGCCCAACGCTCAAGCCAAAGAAGAAGCAAAGCCCCGCCTAAAATTTCTAAAATGATCATAAAACCTCCTTATTATTCTTTAATTGCCAATTCTGCCGGCATAACATTTTTCAGGATCAGGACTGTTTTTATAATGGCCATGTCTTTTTCAAGATCAGAAAATCTTTGATCGATTTCAGTAAACTTGCCATTCATCCAGATAAAAGATGAAAATAAAGCCCCTAACACTACCATTGTGTCTGCATGTTTTTTAAAAAATTCATTCATATAACCTCCTTGTTATTTCCTGTTTTCTTTAAGCAAGTCCACGAACATTTCATATAACCTGTCCGTTCTAGCAGATTGAATATCAACATCTTGACGTATCTCTTTCGTCCATTCTTTAAATTCAGAATGCATGTATTTAGCTGCGCCTAAAATTGAACCAACCAAAAGTAAAAATTGTATCCAAGTCATTTCTTATTCCTTTCCTCAATGGCACATAAGCGGCCATGAAAATCTTTCATTTCCGTCTGAATGCTGCGGATTTCATCTCTAATTCCCAAATGGAGAGATATACTTACCCCAAAAAATGTCAACATTATCAAAAGGTTAGAACCAATAATCGCAATAACTTGCATCCATGTTTCGTTCATTATTTTTCTCCATACATCAATGTTTGGGCCATTCTGTTTAATTCAACTCGAGGAATGCGCAAGGAACTTGTTTGTCCACCACCAGGCTTTAAGGCTATGATTTTCTTGGCCCGAATCGCCTTTCTAATAGTTTCAGGATTCATTTTAAGTAACTTAGCAAACTCTTTAACTGTGTAAAATTCTTCGTAATCTTTATATTCCATAGTCAAATAATAGCAAACAAGTGTAAATATTAGCAAACTAAAAGAATCACTTGACAATACTTTTCACTAGACTTAATGTTACATTAAATTTTAAACTTACACTCTCAAGGAGTCACCATGTCTATCAGAACAAAAATTCAGCAAGCAGTAGGACTTGGGGCCCCTTTTATCAATGTTTTTCCTGTTCCTATTATAGCTGAAAGAGCACCAACTTCTTCTGATAACCTTTGTCCGCAAGGGCAAGTATGGTTCGATAATTCAGTAAGTCCTCCCGCTGAATATGTTTTTGATGGAGAAAGCACTTGGAATGCTGGGGGTGCTAATCCGGCTACTACAACTACTTTTGGTACAGTCAAGCTCACAGACAACTCAGAGCCCGTGGCGACTAAAGCCTATGCCGACGCCCTAGCTATAGCAGGTGCTCCAGCGGCTACAGAAGCTGTTGCAGGTATTGCAAAGCTATCTACAGCAATCATGGCGACCACGGGAACTGATGACGCAACGATTATGACTCCTCTTAAAGTGGCCGATGCACTTGCTGGGGCTTCGTTACCTGGTTCGTTTACTACTCTAGCTACTAGCGGTGCAGCCACTTTTGGTGGGCTTGTAACAGCTAATGCGAGTGCTACTATTAAAACGGCTGGTACAACTCTTAATCTAGGTTCTGACAATGATGCCGGTGCAGTTAATCTGGCAGTTGGTACAACAGCACGAACCGTCGGAATTGCTAATTCGGCTGCAGCTCATCTAGTCACAATCGGATCAGTTACTGGTGCCGCAGCATTAACTCTACAGGCGGGAACAGGTAACGTATTAATTACAGGTGCAACAACTACCACGATTACAGTTGGTAAATCCGATGGTACTGGAACAATCACTTTAGGATCGTCTTCAGGTGCACAAACAGTTAATATGGCTGCTGGTAATGGTGCCGCTACAGTTGGAATCGGTGGAGGAACTGGCGGAAATACAATTTCTGTAGGAAGTGGTATTAATGGATCAGCACAGACGATCAATATCGGTACAGGTGCATCAGGTGCCGACCAAACAGTAAATATTCTTTCAGGTAACGGCACAGCTGGTTCACAGACTGTAAATATTGGTACAGGAACTAGACCATTAACAATCGATATTGGTACAGGTGCCGCGACAGCAGGTAACACAATTAAAATTGGTGATGGTGCTGCAGCAAACGTTATTACTATTGGTTCGGTTACTGGCGCAGCAAGTATGTTCCTTAAAGTTGGAACAGGTAATTTCCAATTAGATGGCGCAGCCGGTTCAACCTATGCTATAGGGGCTTCGACCACTACAGGCACAATGACTATCGGTGGTACCGCTCAAACTGGAACTATGACTCTGGGTTCTTCTTCAGGAACTAATATCGTTAATATTGCAAATGGTGCCGGTGCTGGAACTGTCAATATTGCAGCTGTACAAGTTGCAGGTGCCGTTAACGTAGGTACTGCAATGACCACTGGAACCATAACTGTCGGGGGTACAGGACTTCAAACAGGTACTGTTTCTATCGCTCCTGGTACTGGCGCACAAACCGTTGCAATCGGTACTGGTGGTACCGGTGTTAAGACAATCAATATTGGTACAGGAGCAATAGGTAATATCATCACAATCGGTACAGTTACTGCAGCAGCCTCCCTTGCGCTAAAAGTAGGAACTGGTAACTTCACTCTTGATGGTAATGCAGCATCAACTTATACGATTGGAGCTTCGACCACTACAGGTACAGTGACAATAGGCGGAACAGCTCAGACAGGTGATATAGTCTTAGGTTCTTCTTCAGGTACTAATGCTGTTAAAATCATGAATGGGGCCGGAGCTGGTACATTAAGTCTTGGTGTTATTCAGATAGCTGGCGCAATAAATGCTGGTACAGCAATGACAACCGGTACTATCACAATTGGTGGAACTGGTGCTCATACAGGTACAATCGGTATTGCTCCTGGAACTGGTGCCCAGACAATTAACATTGCTAACTCTACTGGTGGTAAAACCGTCGCTATTGCGACTGGGGCCGGAGCTAATGCAGTCACATTGGGTTCTACCAATACAACTTCGACTACCACAATCAACGCTGGATCGGGGAATATTGTTATGGTTGGTAACGTCACTAAGACTACCAATCCAGCATTCTTGGCTTATTTAGCAGTAACAGCAACTAATAAAACAGGTAATGGAACAGCTTATACGATTGGTACAGACGCTTTAACAGAGGTCTTCGATAGAGGAAGTAACTTTAATACTAACGGGACTTTCACAGCGCCTATCACAGGTCTTTATGATCTTAGAGCTCAAGTAACCATTACCGGGGCAACAATTGCGACAACATATGTTCTTTCGATTGTAACTACAACCAGAACCTATACAAATACATTTATCAAAGCAGCGGGATCTCAGGATGAATCCATAAATATCAGTGCAATTTGCGATATGACTGCAACAAATACAGCGACTGTGACAATTACAGTAACTGGTGAAGCTGGCGATACTGATGATATCAAAGGTGGAGCTGCTCTCGAAACATACTTATGCGGTTGTTTAGTAGCATAATAACAAAAGGAAACGAAACATGATTAAGAATATAACTACACTAGAACACAAAATCGGCGAAAGAGTTTATCAATTTATATGTGATCCTCAAAGCCCTCTTGGTGAGCTTCATGATGCGCTTCACGCGATGCGCAATTTCGTGATTAGCAAAATGCAAGAGGTCGATAAAAAGAATGAAGAACAAGCATCAGAGGTGAAAGCCGATGTCTCGTAATCAATTTATGCAGCGTGCGAATATCAGCACGCAGGGTATCCCTAGTCAAGATAGCTTCCTTGATGAGTCGTTTTATGGCGACTATCAAGGGGGTATTAACTTGATTTATAAGTGTTTTGCTAGACCAGGGTCTGCTACGTCGGCCCCGGTTTGGCAAATCGCTAAACTGACATATGACGGTAACAACAACGTAACATTGATTCAATGGCCGCTAAATAGTAGCGGTCTTTCATCAAATGCTTATGAGTTTTCTGTGGATTTGAGAACATCATATACGTATCAATAGGGAAAAATGACGCTAAAGTTTAATCCATTTACCAATAAACTCGATATTACTGGAACTAGCGGTGGGGGAGGCGGTGACGTTTCTGGCCCAGGAAGTTCCACAGATAATGCTGTAGTTAGATGGAGCGGCACAACAGGAACTTTAGTCCAAAATAGCGTAGTAACTATATCTGATACAGGCGATATCATAGCCAATAGTATTGATTTGACGGTTCCTATGGCAGTTGCTGATGGTGGTACTAATATCAGTAGTTATACCACAGGAGATCTTCTTTATGCCTCAGGGCCTGGTACCTTATCTAAATTAGCAATAGGAAGCGCATCAGACGTTCTTACAGTTAGTGGGGGATTACCTTCTTGGCAAGCGTCGTCAGGAGGAGGAACAGTCACTAGCGTCAGCGGAACAGCCAATCGGATCACTTCAACAGGTGGTACAACCCCGGTTATTGATATCGCTGCTACTTATGTCGGACAAGCTTCCATTACAACTCTTGGAACAATCACTTCTGGGACTTGGAATGGCACTGCAATTGATTTAGCCACTTATGTCACTGGTAATCTTGGCGTATCTCATCTAAATTCCGGAACTTCGGCTTCTAACACAACTTTCTGGAGAGGTGATGGCACTTGGGCTACACCTGCAGGAGGAGGAACAGTTACAAGCGTATCAGGTACTCTGAATAGGATTAGTTCAACAGGAGGGGCAACTCCTGTTATTGACATTGATGCGGCTTATGTGGGCCAAACCTCAATCACGACACTGGGAACGATTACTACAGGGACTTGGAATGGTAGTACTATAGATGTTTCTCATGGTGGAACTGGAAGAACTTCACTTACAAATCACGGCGTGTTAGTAGGTGCTTCTACATCTGCTATTACGCAACTAGCTGCAGGATCTGCAGGTCAGGTTCTACAATCAGGAGGGGCAGCAGCCGATCCAGTCTATTCGACGGCAACTTATCCTTCTACAGCAACAGGTACTGGAACTCTGCTTAGAGCTGACGGTACAAACTGGGTGGCAACTACCTCTACTTATCCCAATACTAATGCTGTTAGTACATTACTTTATGCATCTTCATCCAATGTTATGGCAGCTCTTGCAACTGCAAATGATGGTTTACTTGTAACAAGCAATACAGGTGTTCCTTCCATTCTTGCAGGCCCTGGTACTACGGGTAATATTCTTCAATCAAATGCCGCTGCCGCTCCTAGTTTTTCTACTGCCACATTCCCTTCAACAGCAACCGGAACCGGTACATTCCTTAGAGCTGATGGAACCAATTGGGTCGCATCAACTTCGACATTGCCAAATACAAATGCTCAAGGCGATCTTCTTTATGGGTCAGCTTCAAATGTTTGGACATCTTTAGCTAAAGATACAAATGCCACACGTTATCTTTCGAATACAGGTACAACAAATAATCCTGCTTGGGCACAGGTTAACTTAGCTAACGGTGTTACTGGCAATTTACCTGTGACTAACCTTAACTCAGGAACAAGTGCTTCAGCTTCAACATTCTGGCGTGGGGATGGTACTTGGGCTGCTGCTGGTGGAGGGGCTTCTCCTCTAACTACAAAAGGTGATATTTATACTTTTTCGACCGTAGACGCTCGTCTGCCTGTAGGTTCAAACGGAACAATTTTAACAGCCGATAGCACCGCTACGACAGGCAATAAATGGACGACAGCCACATATCCAGCAACTGCAACCGGAACGGGAACCATCCTTAGAGCCGATGGAACGAACTGGGCCGCTTCGACTGCGACATACCCCAACACAGCTACGACAGGAGACATCATCGTCGCAACGGGAACTAATGCTTTAGGTTCTCTTGTACTCCCGTCAAATCCAGGTCAATATCTCGAATATAATGGAACAAGTTTATCATATTTTAATTGGTTAAGAGAAGTTCGTTTATCCGATGATTTTATTGGGACACGTTATAAAGCAATAGGAGCATTAAATTGGGAAACCTCTAATTCAGGAAGTGGGGATTTTAATGTTCCTATTGTATGCGATTCAGGCCATCCAGGTCAGTTACAATTTACTACAGCAGCTGGATCCGGCGCATTTATCGGAATAATGTTGGGTGTTTCTAGCTTCCAACCAATGAATTTAGGGGGTGGAGCATTAGATTTTTACTGGGTAATGAAATTACCAACTCTTTCAGTAGGCGGTGAATCATATACTATAAATATGGGCATGGCTAGTAATTTTTCTATAACACCAACAGATGGAGTATATTTTAGTTATACGGAATCTCTTAATTCAGGAAATTGGCAGTGCATAACTAGAAGCGCAAGTACCTCAACAACTACAAACACTGCAACAGCAGCAACAACCTCTTTTACAACATTTCGGGTATCAGTAGATGCGTCCGCAGCAAATGTAATTTTTTATATAAATGGATCTTCAGTTGCCACACATACAACAAATATTCCTACAGCTGGTATTTCACCAGCTTCTTTTATGCAAAAAAATTCTGGAACAACAGCGCGAACGATGAATCATGATTTGTTTTACCTTTACCAATATTTAACCTCGGCTAGGTAACAATGCCATTTAAATACAACCCATTTACTAACAAGCTCGACATTAGCGCGACAAGCGGCGGTGGTGGTGGTGGAATTGACACAATTACCGGAAACTCAGGAGGCGCAATATCCCCGGATGGTTCTGGTAATATCAATATCATCGGCGGAGGATCAGTTACAGTAGGCGGTAGTGGTAATACTCTCACTATTACTGTGCCAAGTACTTTCTTTTCCTGGTCAGTTATTACAGCTAATCAAATGGCGGTGGCATTCCATGGATACTTCATCAATGGTGGATCTCGTGTTGACATTACTCTTCCTGTTACTAGCAGCGTTGGCGATACGTTCGAATTAGTTGATAAGGGCGGAAACTTATGGAGAATACTTCAAGCTGCGGGACAACAGATAAAATATAAGAATTCATCCTCTACATTAGGTTCTAGTGGTTCAATCACCTCACAGATTCAAGGTGATACCGCATTGTTGGTATGTTCGGTTGCCGATACCGAATGGTGGATTATAGACTCAGTCGGAACATTCGTGGTGGTATAATGGCAGTACAAAATAGTCTAGGAATAACAACGGCGGGAATGGTTGCTTTCGATGGGGCAGCGACATTCTATGGGAGAACGATTACGGCTGGCTCTGGCGTTACGATCTCTAATGGTGATGGCGTATTAGGTAACCCTACAATATCGGCCTCTGGAAGCGTTCCTATTTCGTTTGTAACCAATTCTGGAACCGCTACTCCATCCTTAGGAGTTCTTAATATAACTGGATCGGGCGCTTTATCTACATCAGGATCTGGAAACACTGTTGCTATAGCATTTACTTTAAGTGGAGCTGGTACTATAGCCTCTGTTTTCAACACAGATTCAGGAAGCGCAACAGCCTCATCCAATACAGTTACACTTACAGGCGGCACAGGTATAACCACAGCAGGAAGCGGAGCAACAGTAACTTTTGCTTTTGCAGCTTCCGAAGTTCCCACTATTCCTACCTCAATTTCAACAGATTCCGGGACAGTTACTCCTTCAGGCAATAGTTTTGCCGTTGTAGGTGGGGAGGGGATTGATACTTCAGGTTCTGGGGCTACACTTACGATTGCCGGCGAAGATGCCTCGTCCACAAACAAAGGTATAGCCTCTTTTAGTTCATCTGACTTTACTGTCACCGCTGGTGCAGTTTCTCTTCTAAGTACTGGTGCTGGCAAGACAATTACAGGTGACTCAGGAGGTGCTTTAAGTCCTTCCTCTAACAACTGGAACATCCTTGGTGGCCCTGGAATTACAACTTCAGGTTCAGGAAGTACCCTCACGATCAATGGAATGACTTTCATCGATCAGGGCACATCAACGACGATGGCATCTGATACTGGTTACTTTGCAACAGCTCTTGTTACATTAACAATGCCTGCATCCCCATCTCAAGGCGAAAAAGTTATTGTTTTCGTTGATACAACAAGTACTGTCACTATCACAGGAAATACTGGCCAAATTATACGATATGGAAACCTAGTAACCGCAGCAGCTGGAAGCATCAGCAACACCGCAAAGGGAGACTCCTTAACCTTTGTATGGCGAGCCAATGGCTCTGAGTGGAATACAATCGCAGCAATAGGGAATTGGGATCTATGACAACAAGACAAACGAGTACAAATAAATACGCGACGGCTAAATGGATTGTTGACTCCGTATCAGCCGTAGGAACTCATACTACGATTGCAGCAGCATTAACAGCCGCATCTTCAGGAGATACCATTTTTATTCGCCCTGGAACATATACTGAGAACTTGACTTTAAAAGCGGGTGTTAATCTAGCAGCCTATGAATGTGATGCTATAACGCCTAATGTAACCATTATTGGAAAATTAACCGCTACGTTTGCCGGAACATGCACAATTTCAGGAATATGTCTTCAAACTAATTCTGATTTTTTACTTGTCGTTAGCGGATCGTCAGCGACAATTGTTTATTTAACAAATTGTTATCTCAATTGTACAAATAATACAGGTATTTCATATACGTCTTCTAGCAGTTCTTCTATGGTATGGCTTATTTATAGTGGTGGTGATCTGGGCACTACTGGAATAACATTTTTTGTTTCATCATCTGCGGGTATAATTGAATTTGATTGGTGTAGATTTGACAACTCGGGGGGATCATCTACTGCTTCCAGTGCATCCGCGGGTGTTATTGGTTCTAGATATTCTTTATTAGTTATTCCACTTTCTTCTACTTCTACTTCATATATGGATATTCGTTGGTGTCTAATTAATTCTGGTAATACAAATACTATTGCTCTCACATGTAACGGAAATGGTGCTGCACATCAAATTCATCACAATGTTCTCAGGAGCAACTCAGCCGCTTCAGTTTCTATCGGAGCATCTGGAAATGTAATTTTGATGACAAATATAATTACATCTACTGCTTCCAGTGTTATAGCAGGAACAGGAAGTGTGTCATATGGCGGAAATGTTTACTCAATAAATAGCGGAAAAGCGGCAGGATTATCAAAAACAGCTCTTACAACAGACTAGAGGCACTATGAAATACCAAGAATTAGATGAATTAATAACTAAATTATACCCTTTGCAGCCTTATGATCTTGTATTAAATAAATCATGTATAGCTCGTATGAATTTTCGTTTCGACGAAGGCAGTAAAAACAGAGATGTATTTATAATTTATTACCGTGTGCTTGTCTCGGTGAAAAACATGGATCATTTTTATTTGGAGATTGAAGAACACCCAGCAATTTTGTCATGTGAAAAAGCCATTTCTATTTTGAATGATTCAGATATTTATATTTCCGAAGCAGATTTACAAGAATTGCGCGATTCAGATGTTAAACGCAACCTAAATCGTCCAAATCATATGCGTGATGAAATCTTAAAGCGTATCATTGAATATAGTGGAAAATCAGAGTCTGAGATTCTCAAACTTGCAGGACTCCCGAGCTAATCATCATCAATGATTATATCCTTAGGATCATAATGACAACCACAATCGGGATCATGTATGACAGAAGATTCATTGAAGATTAAATAATAGTGACCGTGATACCAATATTGGACTACGCAGACATCGGCAAAAGCAGAGCTTGTAATCAATAACGGTAAAATATATTTTAGCATGAAAACCCCATAGGATCAATATGACAATACAAAATAATAGAAAAGTGGTTTTGATAGCAATATTGGTTTTTCTCACTTCTTGCTGTACTCTATCTGTAAATAACGTTCAGACTCGCGGAGAAGCCCAAGATGTAGTTGACAGCGATCCTGTTAATGATATAAAACCAAGCACTAGTTTAACAATTCCAGCGATAGGGAAATAATATGACAGAAACTAAAAAACAGAAAAGCAAAGTCAAAAAAGTAATGCATGAATTGAAAGCTGGTAAATTGCATAGTGGTTCAAAAAAAGGACCTGTAGTTACAAACCCTAAACAGGGGATTGCAATAGCTATGTCAGAAGCCGGAATCTCAAAGAAAAAGAAGTAGGACATAATGAAAGCAAAAAAGAAAGTTAAGACAGCCGCAAAACAAATCATGAAGCACCTAAAAGGTGATATCCATGAGTCTAAGGAGTCGATGGCGGAAGACAAGAAAATGATGAAGAAAGTAAAAGGTCGCTGCTAGGCTTCGGCTCTTTGATCTCTTTCCAAGACTTCCAAGAGCATTCCTCGCATAATAAATACCTTTTCTTATGTCTTTCATATGGCCTGACAAGATTATTTGATCCGCATTGCCCGCAAATGAATATCTTCACTCGTCGGATCTCTCTATATTCGAGTCTTTCGTTCTCTTCCATTTCCTGACCTTTATGCTGCCGGCTACATATTCAGCAAAGTTATAGTTACTAGAGTGAGCAACGTTTGGTTTTACACATTCGCAAACATCACACATCGTTTTCATGGGAATAAATTCTACTCTCTTGCTTGCCTCTTTTTTAGAAGCGCAATCTTCGCATATAAAATTAACATAATCAGGTAACCGAAAGCACCACTCGTTCGTGAATCTGATGTTTCTTGAGACCATCTAATTCCTCTTTTAGCTCAATATAAAGCTTAGAAAGTTCGTTATGGCGAGCAAATAGCCCTCTTCGGACATTCTCGCTTCTAGCTTTCACCTCTGCAAGCTCAGCCCTAAGCATATCAAGTTCGCTGGTTTCTTCAAATAATTTAAGTTGTATCGCTGCCATTTTCTTTCTTTGTAAAGCGGTTTTACATCAGACCCGAGGATCTTCCCACGAATTCAATTTTAATGATATCCCTATCACTATCGCCAGCGTCATGAGCTGCATAGTATAAAATCCAAAGATCATCCATCCCGGCATGTTATTCTCCATGATTCTGTCGGTTTCTTTCTGTATCCATCCAAATCAAGTCCCTGCAAGACGTCGATGGAGGAATAATCCACGGAACCTTTTCGCATATATCTAGTAACCTGGACACCATTACCCCGTACACTTTTACCCCCAGCTTGATCAATGAGTCTCTGCTTAAGGGCTTCTTCTTCTTTTTCATATTTCTCCCTGAGGGCCTTCATATTTGCATATTCAAAGGCCGTTTGCTTCCATTCTAACGAATTCATTTCTGTGAAGTCACGGTCTGTTAAGGGAGGAGGATCAAAGTTCTGGAGTCTATTCCAGAATTCAGCCTCTTCGCGGTAAATCGTGTCGATATAGTCGTTATTCCTCTCGATCTCAAGCACGATACCAGTAGACCCGTCAAAACAGAAGTAGAAAATACTTTGCAGCCCCGCTACTGCCATTTGATGTTGAAGCTGGGCGTTGTAGTGTTCAGGGACTTTGCCGGCCATAGCGAGCTTATAAGTGGCCTCACCTGGCACTTTAATCTCTACCGCTGATTTACCATCCTCGCTAACGCCATCCATACTAGCCATCATGTACTTAACCTCAGGATGAAACAAGACCTGCGGAGTCATCTTTATTCCCGTGACCTTCTCGAATTCTTCCCTAGCATAGGGCTCCATTTCCTTACCGCGTCTCATCGCTGAATTCTCTACTGTCTTAACCAATCCGAGCTTTTCCTCGAAAAGGTCATAAGGTGTCTGAAAAGGGGATAATCGTAAGATTGTTCCTGCTTCTGAGGCACCTATATGATTCCGGCGCATTTTCAGCCAGGCTTCCGTGCCCTGTATAAGTTCTTCTTTCATTTTTGCTTCCCTGCTAATTCTATGAATTTAAAATATAAGTCATCAGTGCGCCTTTCTTGCGCTTGAAGTCTTTGTTCCATCCTTGCATCGATCTTGTCGATCTGTACATGCAGGTATAAAACACCTGCGAGCACAGAACCGACTATGACGAACAAATCGAATATGTGAATCACAACATCCTTTTTGTTATCACTCACTTGCCACCTCTTCCTGAGTTTCCTTCTTAAGCTCTTCCTGCATTTCTTCGAGTTTCTTGCTAACTCTCTCGTGCGTCTGATTGTAGAGTCCTAATGGGATCTTATCATCGACCAGACCGTGCTTATTCAGGAAGTCAATGACCTTGTTCTGATAATCCGCTGGAGTCCGTCCTATCATGTGTAGTAACTCATGAATAGCTTCTACAGAGGCCATTTCCTCGACGACTTCAGCATCTCCAGTTTTTAAATCCTTTTCCGAATCAACGATTTCATGAATCTCGTCAGGAGTGTAACCCATTCCCATGATAATATCTGGATATAACTGGCGGGCTAACATACTCATAGCTCTGTTGTAAATCATGATTTCTTGAATTTTGTCATACATGTTTTTCTTCAATCCGGCAGTTTTGGCATCATCAACACTATATCGAATTGTCCATGTATCTCCATTGTCAGCACGTTTCCCATGTAAAATACAGATATCTTTAGTCGATTTAGAATCTTTTATAATACTATGGCCCTTTCTACGGATCAAAGCTGCCATAAGCTCTGTATACATGCCAACTTTTCCCTGCAAAAAGTAAAAACCTTTGTTAAGACCAATAAGCGGATCGATACCTAATGCTTTTGACATGCGGATAATCGTAAAAATCCCTTCTTTCGTTAAAGTTTGATAATGTTTAGTGGCCATCAACATCTCTGCTGCCTGTCTATCACTTTCAATTTCAGACAGGAAACTGTTGTTCTCTCTAATCGATAATTCTTTGCTCATATTTCCTCAATTATGTTAATTTTAAGATGTCTCTGGTAAGGGACATTTAGTGGTTAGGGGGACTTAAAACGTCCCCCTGCTTTTATACTAAAGCTGCTTGGAACTCTTCCATGAGATCCTGTTCATATTGAGTAAATCCCTTCCAGAACATCCATGCTTTAATTTCGGTATCGTCGATTCCAAATTCTTCGAACATGTCGATTGCTTCTGTGCAATCTTCATCCCACCACTCGACCCATAAGTCCAAAAAAGAAATGGTCCTTACATATTTTAGATATTTTATCTCCAGCCCTTTGGCTAGTGTCTCAACGTATAATTCAAACATACTTTTCTCCCGCGATTTGTTTTTTGCTTGACACATTTACTTGTCAATGTCCATAATATAGCATGTTATGACAAATACTGTCAACCTCTAAATAAAAAAAGGATAAAAATGCAACTTAAAGAATACATTAACCGTTATTGCATCATTCCAAGCCAAATGGCTAGAAAGATGAAAGCCTATCCAAATGCCATCTACAGGATCATGCACCATGGAACTTTACCAAGTCTACAAATTGCACTGCGTATTGAAGATTTTACAGATGGTAAGGTAACCCCACGCGATATCTACAACGAATGTATCGAATTAAAAGAAAAGAAGAAAGAGCGCGACAAGAAGCGTCAAGAAAAAAACAGCGCCCAACCCAAGGAATAATGGCCGGAAGTCACACTCTTTTAGATAGATAAATATTTCTTCTAATACCGCTTTCATAGCTAAACGCATATAACACCTGCGTTTTTTACTTGTACTAAAATTTTGATTATAGGGATCATATGAAAAAACCACCGAGCGGAAAAGTGCAATTCGGAATTTGCGAACATTGCTATCAACACTTAAGCGCCAAGGGAGACCTTCTCACAGAAACCTTCCTTGACGCCTGTGTTTATCACATACACACAGGATATGCTATCCCGTACTCTATCCTCGAAGATCGATACCCAATTCACATTGAGTACATCATCAAGCAGCTAGAGATCGAAAAATATATCATATCACACGAAACAGAGCAAGGGCTTTATGTAAAACCTCTTCTCTCTGGTAAACAAAACTCATTACCTATCTATTGCGCTAACCGTTTCCTGGGATGCTCCAAAGTGTTTTCGGAGCATAAAACTAATGAATAAAATGTTGCGCTATGCTACAAATGAGAAAAGCCCGAACGAATCGGGCTTTAATTAGCTTCGTTAAAAGCTATGATGTTGACTGGTACCTTCATCATAGCGCAACCCTTAATTACCATCAAGGAGTTTCGTTATGTCAGATCATGAATTTCATAAACCAGCACACAAAGGCTATTGGATTCCTGTCGAATTAGATCGTTTTGGATTGTCAAATATTGAAAAGCTTTTGCTATCAATTATTGACAGTTTAGATGACCCAGAAAAACACTGCTATGCCAGTAATGGTTATTTATCCGAACAGATGGGACTTAGTATTTCAAGAATTTCCTTTTATCTTACAAAATTCAAAAAAATGAATCTTATCGAGGAAGTTTCATTTTCTGGACGACAAAGAATAATTAGAGTTTGTAAAGAAAACTGGTACGTTAAAGAATTAAAAAATTCAAAAAAAGAATCGTACGTGAAAACAAGAAGGCAGACTACGTGTTTACAAGAAGGCAGACTACGTGAAAACACGCACCATATAGTAAAGTGTATAGAAAAGTTAGATCAACAACCCCAAACCCCTTCGCTCGTTGTCGTCGATTTTTATTCTTGTATTTCTCAACTAGATCTTCCTAATTCGGACAAGCAATCCCTAATGAAATTTGATGAGGATCGTGTTAGCCATGCCGTTGAATGGGCAACTCATAAAAAGACCAAAATTACGAAAACCCTCATTCAAGCCTTGATTTGGCATTGCAAGCAAGAGAATCCTCCGGCAATTCCGCTTGATGAAGACAAATTCACAAAAGCTAACGTTCCTGTAGAGGAGCATAAGTCTGCCGCACAAAAGTTACAAGATATGTTCAAAGTCGAACCTTCTTACCCGAATCGCTATATTTCTGCCACGGATTCAAGTATCACCTTCAAAGACAAAATCCGTGACATTTACCAAACAATTCCCTATGCTGATAGAGAATTTTGGCCAAAATTCAAACACATGAAACAACTTTTTAATCTCAAAACTTAGGAGTATTTATGAATCTTTTAGAATTTATCGAATTCACAAGTCGTTTGAAAAACGCAATGATCATAGCTATTAGGAAAAATCTTGAAAATCAATTCGGTTTAAGTAATGAAACAGCTAATGAATTGATAAACATTATGAAAACAAAAGAAAACGTTGAGACGATTAATCTTTTTTTGCGCATGTTGTGGAATTCAGGTGAATGTGATAGATATGGTCTTGAAGAAATTTTTTTAAAAAATATCACTGAAGACGATTTTGGTGTTTTATCAAAATATGTCGAAAATTTAAAAGAAGCACATGAGATGTAATGATTGAGATAAGCCTGCCGATTCGCTTACAGAGTCCGAATGTCAAGGAACATTGGACAAAGACGCATAAACGCAATAAGCGCTTCGCGCAGGTTATCGGTTTTATGCTTAGGACGAACGGAGACCTAGTTAGAATCGCACAAAGTCTGAAGGTCGGTGCTTGGCCTTGGTATGGTAGAAAAAAGCCGACAGAGGGCTTTAAAATCAAAATCACTTTTATAAAGTTAGGTCGTGCCTTTGACTTCGATAATTATGTTTATTCGGCAAAAAGTCTAAGAGATGCGACATGCGCCTTCTTCTTTCCAGATTTAGCACCCGGTCAAGCCGACTGCCAAAAATGCTTCGATATCCACTATTTGCAAGAAAAAGGCGGCTCTGGTATCAAAATCCTTTTGGAATTTAGTATCAATGATAAGGAAATCTAAGGACTTATACCCACTTATAGCGAGTTTTTACTATAACTTATGATCGTTTTTTACCTTTGCGTTCAAGAATCTCCTGAAGATCTAGTCAATATCATTGACACTTTTGATTCCCTCGATTCCGCAATCGAAGCTATGGACTTACTTTCCGAGCATTGCCCAACTTATCACTTTTGGATAGGCCAAGTCCCTTCACGTCTTCAACGCCTCGAAGCTGAACCTATCCTGTATTAAAGCGTGTCAATTTCGTATTCTGTCCAGTCTGCCACGTCGGTTCCATCCGCTATGTCTTCTTCCGAATATAATTTAGACCAGTAGACCCAATATGTATATCCTTCTTTACAATTGGCAGTAGTTGAGTAGAATCTAACCCCTTCCCAAATATCTTTAAATGGCTGTCCAACCAAAGTTAAAGTTCGGCCTTTATAGAAAACCTCATCGCCTTTATTCATATTTCTCCTTAGATTATATCCATATATTACCCTACCATGATCATTTCTGTCAATATATAATCTTTTCTTTTCTTTCCACTTGCTCATTCATAGCCTCCATTGATATAAAAAGTCTAAATACACAACCCAGAGGTCACTTTGGCTCGTAAACGCATTCCCTTAGAACAGAAATTAACAGCTAAAGGTAAAATTAACGGTCGTCCCCTTGAATGGACTGACGAGTTAATCGAAATAGAAGCCGAAGAATTACAGTCATGGGCTATTTTAGAAAATTCTATTATGTTAACTAAGTTTTGTGCAAATAGATGCCTTTTTGAAGAAGATATATCAAATTTTGCTGCTAATAATTCAAAGTTTGATAAAGCTTTAAAATATGCTAAGATGCAAATTGCAGCTAGACGTGAAGAAATGACTAATAAAGAACAAATGAATTATGGCGTCTATCAACGCTATCAAGCCATGTATGATCCTTTCATCCATAAACACGAACGCGCAGAGAAAGCCTACGAAGCTGAGTTAAAACGTCAGATCGTTGCTGGAGTCGGCGGAAACGTCACCCTTAATATCACTGACTATGGCAAGTCATGACCGAATTCGACATTCCCTATAAGTTCAAACCAAGGCCTTATCAGTTGCCTTTACTGAAAGCTTTGGACAGTGGTTATAAACGCGCTGTAGTCGTCTGGAGTCGCGGTGCGGGGAAAGACCTCTGCGCTATGAATTACATGATTAAGCGGGCTTTACAGCATAAAGGCGTTTATCTTCATTGCTTTCCTAATTACAACCAAGCAAAGCGTGCCATCTGGAAGTCTGTACATGAAACAGATGTAAAAGGTGAGCATGTCGCCTATCTAGATCACATTCCCGCTGAACTCATCAAATCAAAGAACTCTTCAGAAATGACAATAGAGCTTATCAATGGCTCTATCTATTGTGTGCTAGGGGTAGATGGAAAGAATGCGCAGAGAGCTCGTGGTATGAACCCCACTGGCGTTATCATGTCTGAGTATGCATTCATGGATGAAGATGCTTGGACAACGATAGAGCCCCGTGTTAAAGGCAATAATGGTTTAGCTATATTCATATCGACCCCTAACGGTCAAAACCATTTCTATACGCTATACAATCATGCTAAAGCCAATCCTGATGATTACTTCAGCTCTTTAGTCACAATTAAAGATGTTGGCATCATAGGCGAAGAACATATCGAAGACCTTCGTGCTCGTAATGTGCCCGAGGATTTCATCCAACAAGAATACTATTGTAGCTTTACAAGAGGCGCAGAGGGATCATATTATGGAAAACTCATTCAAAGAGCCAGAGATGAAGGCAGAATTTGCGAATTGGCTATTGACCGAGATCTCCCAGTATATACAAGCTGGGATATTGGCTTCCATGATTCTACTTGCATATGGTGGTTTCAGATTAAGCCAAACGGTACATACAATTTCATTGACTACTACGAAAACCATGGAGAGGGGCTAAGGCATTATATTGACAAGCTAAATGAATTTAAAGAAAACAATAAAATCATTTATGCAAACCATTATGTGCCTCATGATATGGGCAACGGGGAGTTTTCCAGCGGTGATACTCGTATCAATACCGCAAGAGAATTTGGCTACAACATGACCATTCTTGAAAAAAAACCTATTGCAGATGGCATTCAAGCCGTTCGTAGCATCTTAAATAACTCATATTTTGATGGACAAAAGTGCAAATTTGGGCTACAATGTCTAGACTTTTACCGTAAGAAGTGGAATGATGCTCTAAAAGTATACTACGACACCCCCCTTCACGACAAATTTTCGCACGGTAGTGATAGTTTTCGTTATGCCGCGATGGGCATAAAAACCTATGGTCACGGGGGTGGAAGTAGCGAGGATGACTTCAAGGCTATAGATAAATACTTTGGGAGATGACTATGATTGATAAAGATATTTTAGAAACATCTATATCAATAGGCAAAAACAATATATTGAAAAATAAACATCTTGCTGAGCTATTAGATTCTATTGAAAAACTAAATGAAGCTCAAATTTGTAAGGAAATAGACACCGAAAAACTTGATATCGAAAAAGCTATTGCAAATGGAATAGAACAAGCTATCTTGAAACTTCTTGTTCAGAAATATGTGCTCGTGAATATATTATGTGCGGCGCTTGAAACTTCAATATATAGTTTAGAGCTGTGCGATAGATGTAGACTTACCGGAGATAACCATGAACGAAATTGATAGACTGATCAATATTGGCCGCGCTCTCGAGAAGATAAGTGTCATTCTAGATAGGGATATTTTCGATGTCTTATCTAAACATGATCCTATCTGGGAACCAAAAACTCTAGAAGAATGTCATGATTTCCTCGATGAGTTACGCCGCAACATCAATGGAATTAATGATGATCTTTCAGAAGCTTATTTCCTGATAAAAAAGAATGATGATGAGTAATGTAAAACCACTTTACATAGGAAATGATGAAGTATAAGCCAATTTTTACGTTGATTTTTCTTATTTTAGCTATTCCACCAGCATGTTATCGTTTTAAGCATCCTGAAAAAACGGAAACTCAACTTTTACTTGATTTTTTTAAATCTTATGAAGAGTTCTTTTTAAGAACATTATAAATTCCCACTGAGGAAATGATATGACTCTACTTGAGTTTTTAGACAAAAACATCACGTTTTTAGGTTCCATAGCCTTTGGTTTTGTAGTTATGTGGGTTTTATCACGAAAATAGAGGAATGTAAAACCGCTTTACATGATGATGATGAATGAGTAGCGAATGGATAAAAGAACCTAATATTCCTGATGAAAATTTTAAAGACTACCATTACTGTGAGGTTCATTGCAGGCAACATCTTCGTGGAGCTGCTATAGATTATTGTTTTTTAGATATTGATGGATGTCTATTCGTGCAGAACGGTGAATATGGTTCGCAAGTAAACTTCTGTCCTGTTTGTGGATATGAAGCAAAAATGAAAATAAAAATGTAAATCAGCTTTACATGACCTACAGGTTTAACATGAAAAAGACTAAACGCAGAAAACAACTAGACAAACTTATGTTTAAGGGACCTATAGATATGAATGATGAAACAAAAAAATCTACAACTATTTCTTGCTACATGAGACATACCCTCCCTGATGAAAAAAAATTCATTCCGTATTTAATAGATCATGGCAAAGAACAGGTAGATCTTGAAAGCTATATTATTTGTTTTGAAAGATTAAAAGTGGATCTTTATCGCAACCTTAAAATGAGAGAGGTGAAGATCACAAATAATGAACTAGCAAATATTCTCGGGGATTATTTTTTATTAATACTCGAAAGATGCTGCAAGAATGCCTGACATAACCATGTGTAAAGGCGATCGGTGCCCATTGCGCGACAAATGCTTTAGATTCACGGCCATCCCCGGTAAGCATATGCAAGCCTATTTCACCGAAATCCCTTTCGATGCTATGACTTTATCCTGTCGGCATTTTATGGACAATTCAGGAAGATTGAAAAATCAAAAGGAAATATATGACCCCGACATTTCCCGATAATTGGTTTCCAAAACCTAATCCGGTAGCAGCCGAATCACGCAATGAAGAAATTAGACAACCGAAGCCCCGGAAAGCTTATGAGAATCTTATAGAACGTATCGCAAGCCTCGATCCTGTACCCCTGGTTCGTTGTTCAAGATTTCTGATCAAAAATGAAAAGGGGAGTCATGAATAGTTCTTTACTTGTCGGTATTTTTATTGGTACTGTGGTTAGTCTTGGATACGATATCTATCGAAATCAGTGCACAATACAAAGACTATTTTTAAGATTAATGATTTTTATAGCGCTTTTGTGTTGGGCTTTATTTTTTCCATCTAAAGCCGAAGCTTGGTGTGATAACTGCAAACCAATACCAAATCATTTAATTGACGGTGTTCTCGACATATATCGAAATGAAGGAGAAGCCTCAGAGAGACTGATCCTAGAGATAAAAGAGATTACGGATAAATACGCTTTCGATGGTGATGATGCTTTCATGGTTTCTATAGGAGCGGGAATGAGTGCATTACCCTCTGGTGGAGATCCTAGAATAATCGCTGTTGCAGTCGTTTTAGCAAATTCCGCAACTTACTTCTGTAAGACTGTGATGTGTCATTGGAAGACTACTTATATGGTGAATGAGTTGGAATATCATCTTTATTATTACAAGCAAATCACTGAAGAGTTACTTCATAATCGTTTGATGTGCCCTGATTGCCATAAGATCTACTTCTGGACGCATTACATGGGCAATAGTCGTCTTTATTTTAACCATTATCCTCCTTGCTCTTTTGAAAGCGAAGGATGTTCATGTGAAGAGGATAACTAACTAGGATTCTTATGAGATATTTATTTTTGATTCTAATGCTTGTTCCATTAATTTCCCAAGTGATCACGCGACGGGGTAGTTACTAAACGATATTGATGATCCAAAAACAAATATTTATTTGGAACATAATGTAGATTATCAGACTACACTTTAATCATTTAATCCCATTTCTTCACTTAATTTAACAATCTCGTCTAGATTTTTTTCAATTTCGGAGGGCATTTTTGGTCTAGATGCGCAAAATTTACAAGCGGAATCACCGCATTCTTTTTCATTCCAGATATTGCATTTCTTGCAGAAATAGGCATCAAAGAACTCATCGTATTCGCATGACTTTGAGCATTTAGTGCATTTGTTGATTTTCATAATATCTACTGCAATAAAAAGGCCCCAGTTGCCCAGGGCCCTAGATTCTTAAAAGAGTCACCTCTAGGATGACAGCTTAATATTACGAAGATAGTTATTTATCTGCAATACATTTACTTGTAAAATATTCCTTATATGGTAAACTTGAATTTTATTTGAGGTTTCATGAAGAATAGTGATCCCGTGTTTTTTCCCGGTTCTGAAATAGATTTATCTATCCGCCAGCAAATGAACCGAAATTATGGCGATTGCATAAATATCCTTCAAACGGTGTGGTATCAGGCGGATGTTGATCAGCGTTTCAGTATGGCTGACCAAGATATTTGGGGCTTAATTTTCCCTGGAGTTGCGACATATCGTAGAAAGATTTTCAACTTCAATATTATTAATCCTATCATTCAGGCGATATCAGGCCATCAAAGGTCTACAAGAAAGAGTTCGATAGTCATTCCAGTTCTACAGGAAAGCCAGAAGACAGCGGATCAGCTTACCAAGGCCCTTTATTACGTCCACAATCAATCGGGAGCCTATCAGGTATATTCAGATTGCTTTGAGCAAGGTGCACTCGTACAAGGCCTAGGATTCCTATCTATCTATCGCGATCTTACTGACGATCCAATAAGCGGCGACATTAAACTACGTTATATTGACATGAAATCGTGTCTCTTTGACCCGTACATGAGAAAACACGACATGTCTGACGCTCGGTTCTTCTGGACTCGTCAGTTTTTCGATAGAGAAGAGGCGGCCAGATCATATCCTCATTTCGCCGATAACATTCTGGCACTGCCCAAAGGGACATATCGCGATGATAAGTTCTATTATATGCCTGAAGTTTATCAAATCCAATTCCCGAATATGATTGCCTTTGATGAATATTGGTATTCTTCGACTAAAGAATGCGAGTATCTGGTTGATAGAGAGACTGAAGAATTACAAGAATTCCAGGGTGACGAAGAAGATGCACGCGATATCATGCGCATGTTTGGTAAGCGTTTAAAGATCATCAAGGGTACTAAGAAGACAGTGCGTCGAACGGTATTGGTTAATGACCGTGTATTAGTCGATGAAGCTGATCCTAATGGTATTGATCGTTATCCAATCGTTCCTATGCAGGCTTACTGCACTCCAGATACTCCGTATTATGCCTACAAGTATCGTGGTGTCGTCAGAGATATGCGTGATGCCCAATATCTATATAACAGACTGAAAGTTTCTAACCTTGATATTTTAGATGCCCAGCAGCAGGGCATTAAAGTCAAGCAAGGTGCTTTAGTAACCCCAGAAGATAGTTTGAATCAAGGTCATGGTCGTGTTCTTTCGATTAAGAAAGAATATAGCTTAGATGATGTCCAGCCGATGCCTATTGTTCCTCCCAGCCCGGTAATGCTACAGATGGAAGAACAGCTTATGCAAATCGTTCACCGTATCGCTGGAGTTGATCCTAGCGCCATGGGAATCGATGTTGATGATAAGGCTGGTATCATATCAATGATGAGACAAGCTGCTACTGCACGCAATCTACAAAGGCTTTTCGACCAATTCGATGAAGCGCAGAGATTAGCAGGCGATATCATGTGCCAGATGATGATGAAAAACTGGACATATGGAAAATTTAAGCAAGTCCTTGGTGAAGAGCCAACAGCAGAATTTGATAACAAAGCTTTCTTTAAATATGGTTGCAAAGTGGTTCAAGGAGTCCTTACAGAAACTCAACAACAACTCGAACTTGCTCAACTGCTCCATATGAAAGAAATCCTAGGCGATATTATGCCTAACGATGAGATCATAGAAGCAATGACCATCCAAAACAAAGATCGCATCGTAGAGAAGATTCAAGCTAATCAGAAAGCTATAACAGATCAGCAAAACAAAATGGCTGAGCTTCAGATGCAGCAAATGCAAGTTGACAATCAAACTAAGATGTCCTATGCACATTCACAAGAAGGGTTGGCGGCTGAACGTGTCGCGAAAATCCAAACAGATAGAGCGGTGGCAGAGGATAAACTTAAGCGTGCACATGAGCAAGATACGCATGCATTGCTTAATCTTGTCAAAATAGCTAAAGAATTGAGAGGTCTCGATGTCGATCATCTCACCAAACAAGTTGAGCTTCTTAAAGAGCTTCAACCAGAAGAAAAAACCGTTGAACAACCAACCCCCGGGGGAACAAATGGGCAATTACAGTAAATTAGGCGATAAGCAAGGCGATATGTCTCCTAAGGTGGAAGACTATCAAAGTCCTATGGCTTCATTTAGCCAAGAAGGCTTCAGCAAAACGACAGAATATATTTCTCGTCAAGACCAGCATAGAAATATGGCTGCAAGCGATGTGAAAAAGCAAGCCTATAAAGGGAGATATTCCTAGTATGGCTAGAAAGATTGAAGTGCAAAAAGGGCCTATCGTGGCAGATCAGAAGACCATGAAGACCATGACTAGAGCAGAAATCAATCGTCAAGATGCCCAAGAGGCAAAAATGAGGGTTGACGGACAAACTCTAAAATTGCATACTCCTAAATAACCGAAGCTTCATGATACAGTATCTTCAAATAGGGCCTCTAGCACAGTGTTAGGGGCTCTTTTTTTTACACAAAAGAGGAATTGATGGAACATAAATCATTGTTTAGCGACAAGAGAAAGACTGTTGGAGCTATCTCTAACGAAATACGCAATACTGATACAAAATCTATGCTAATAGGGGATATCAATCATGAAATGCTCAAGGGGTTCATTGATGATGTTAATTCGGCTCTCGATGATGGGAGAAAAGAGTTTCCAGGGCAAACTTTTTTTGTGTTGGTCACTGAGAAATGGGAATATCAAATGAAAAATGCGCTAGTGCGCAAGATTGCTATATTTAAGAAAAGACCTTATCCTGAGGCCAATACTATTTGTTTCAAATACGACCATCATAGCAAAGAAGTGCGCTATTGCTGGGATCTTCCAATGAGACATGAAATGGAAAATATCAAACTAAATCGTGATATCTTCGAATATGATGTCATTCAGGATATCATAGCATGGGAAAACAATCAGATGGAGCATTTTGGCCTGATGAAAGATAAGCTAGGTGATCATTGGATTGAGAATCCTCACTTCAAAGATCGTCCTATGGACAATGGAAACTTAAACTTCAAACTCATTTCATAAAAAAAGCCCCATATCTTTAAAAAATATGAGGCTTAACGTATCGTAAAATATCTAAACTTGGCGGTTTGATTTACGAGACCCAAACCTTTAGTTTGTTGCCAATAGCATATAATCAATGAAAAATAAATGCAATAAAAAAACCCTGTATTACTGAACTAACAGCAACACAGGGAGAACAAGGATCGCGAGAACCTTGCGGAATCTTACTGGAGATGCTCATAAACTAGAGAATCCCTTACACTATATCCACCTTTCTATTTCCCTATCAAGAAAAATAATTATTTTCTAGTCATTTAAATGTTTAATTAGTATTTTATGTTTATAGGCCCTGCACGCCTTGCAAGTGCATGAAAATCGGTTGCAACGCATCTCACCAATGCAAAGGAAAAAACAAAACATGGATGAAGTCCAAGAGAATAGCGAAGTATCACAGGTCGCACCTGATCAGCAGACGGAAAACCATGAGCTAGTAGCTCAACAAGCACAATTAAAAGCGGACGATGAAAACCGCCAAGATCGTAATTGGAAAGCTGCTCGCGAAAGACAAAAAGAACTCGAAAGAGAACTAAAGCTACAGCGGGAAATGACTGAGAAGCTATTAGCTATGGCATCTCAACAAGCCCCAAAGGCTCAAGAAGTCGATGAATTTGACCAGATTGGTGACGATGAGTACATATCAAAAGGAAAAGTCAATGCCTTGGTGCATAAAAAAGCATCAAAAATTGCCGAAGATATCGCTCACAGAAAAGTGGAAGAAGCTCTTCAAAAAAGAGAACAAGCCAATTTCCTTGTCAATCTCAAGAGCAAATTTAACGACTTCGATGATGTCGTCAACGCTGATAGCCTAGCTCTCCTCGAACAACAAGACCCGGAGCTAGCGCAGACGATTGCAGACCTAAAAGATCCGTACAAAATGGGCGTTCAGTCCTATAAGTACATTAAAGCACTGAAACTAATTGATAAGGTCCCTGAAGCAAGGAGAGCCAAAGAGATAGACCAAAAGCTAGAAAAGAATGCTAAAACCATTCAATCGCCCCAGGCTTTTGAAAAACGTCCTATGGCTCAAGCTTTTAAAATGACCGATTCAGATAAGACAGCTCTTTATCAAGAAATGATGGGTTTTGCCTCGCAAGCGTTCTAACTCCGGTTAACGGAGTGTTAAATGACAGTTTCAATAACCAGTATGCCTCCGCAAATTCAGCAGAGGTATAACGCTAAGCTCTTGTCGACTCCAGAACGTAATTTGGTGCATATGCTTTTCGCAACACCAGTTGAACTTCCGGATAACCAAGGCTTTATCGATAGACAGTCACGTTATGACCGTCTAGATCTATTCCCTGTGCCTCTCGATGACGCCCAGGTCAATCCCCCGTCACAACAATTGAATCGTGTTGATGTTGACTGTAGAGTCAGGGTCTACGCGACTTACATCGTTTTGACCCGTCAAGTCACGATCACGAACGAAGATCCTGTCCTTAATAGCGCTGCAGCCCGTTTGGGTCAGGCGATGAGGGAGACTCAGGATTCTTTGGTTAGAGATAGTTTGGAAAGCTCCGCTTCTGTAGTAAACGCAGTAGGAGGCTCAAACGGTAGATATGTTGCCGTTTTAAAATCAGACCTAATTGACTTAGAACTCCTCGCTGCGTGAGCAGACGGACGATAAGGCGGAACCCGAAAGGGACCGTGACAGACTAAGGCGGTCAGACACTAGAAATAGTGAAGCGATAGTCGAAACTCATAGGAGACTATGAGAGGTGGCAGAAATGACCACCCGCTTAAATAGTTAAACACCTTTGCGATTTAAAAGATGAACTTTATGGAAAATCAAATCACGTTGGGAAAGGATAGCAGAATACAATTCTGTGAAATGGTAGCTTTTTCTATCTCCTCCGTTCAAAATTGTGGTCTCGTAAAAGTTAATCAATTCTTCAGCGACAGGTTTTTTGTATTTGATATATTTAATCAATTTTGGAAGGACTTTAGCAAGGCGTTTGGAAGATATTCTCCAAGAAAGTTGATCATTATGTTTGTTGTTTTGTTCTTTTCTTTTTACAAGACGAAGACAACCACCAAATCTTTGCATCAACCAACTGAAAACTGGCCATTTTGTATTATTGCAATGAAGATAAATTTTATAAAGAAAATTTGGTCTTTTGGGATCTTTACTTCTAGCAATTCCCAAGCTGCATTCTGCATCAATAAAACCAGCCAGGTAAGCATAATCAGTAGAAGAACATTCTTTAGTTTGAGACATTTTTTTGAATTCATCAACTTGCATTTGAAAAACAAGATTTTGATGATTTTTGATTTGTTTCATTTCTTCAAACAAAAGCTGTCGTCCGGATTTGGAAGATGTTTTGAAATAATTCATGAAAAGAATAGCTTCATCTCGTTTTTCGACAAGATAAGGAAAAACTTCTTTGAATATTTCAATATTCTTGTTCTCCAAAATAAAATGGTATTGTGGCTTATGGGTGCTAATTTTATTTCCACTCAATCTTACAACTCCTCCAAATATTTCTTTAAAAAAATACAAAATATTTGTGTCTGTCGAAGAAAGAATAAATTTGGCTTGATATTTAATATGGCCGGTATTCATTTCCTGTCTTCGGACATGAAAACAACCGTCTCCATCTATATATCCAGCACAATATGCAAGTATGTGTTTCTCAATCATGTTAAGAATTTTAACATTTTTGAATGTTTAAGTCATCAAAAAAGTAATAGATTGGACCTACCAACAGAAATGGCCCTTAGTGATACTGACGATATTGTTACTCTATTGCAGAATAACAGTGCAGAATATATCACTAACATGATCCCAGGTGAATTGAAGATTGGTACTAGCCCCATTGGCGATGCCTATGGTTGTATGTTGACCACAAGAATGATTCCTGTGCTTAACAACCTCCAAGGTTTCGTTCGTAAGTTCCAGTATCCGAACATTAGCGAAACTCTCCAGTCAGAATGGGGTGGTGTGAATAACATCCGCTTCTTCGTATCTGAACAGGGTTCCGTTTCACCAAATGCTTCTCTAGCTGGTAACGATGTGGCTAACTGCTTCGTTTCTGCTAAAGAGGCTTATAAAGTTGTTTGGCAGAGCGGTGGTAAGGCAAGATTTATTTACCTGCCTCCAGGGTATAACAACGACCCATGTATGCTTCGGCATACTGCCGGATGTTCCTTCTATCAAGGAAGTTGCATCACGAATGACCTTTGGATTCAAAACCTACGCTCAACCGGCATATAAGGAGGTGTAAATATGTTACCATATCAAATGATAGCTGGAGGCAAATTTGCAGCTTCTATAACTGGTGGAGTAGCTAGTGCAGTGAATGTACAGTGTATTAGCCAAAATCCGCCTGATTTTGTGATTGCGAGAGCGATTACAGGATGGGGTAGGGCGTCTCAAGTTAGCCCGATTGAATGGTGGTGGGAAAGGTCGATGGGGCAAGGGGCAGCCAAGGGACTTTTACAAAGTTCTGCAGCAGCTAACTCTCCAGCGGTAACAACATCGTTGATAGCTACTGGTGGAGGCGGTATATATTGTTTTGATACAGCAAATCCTCCGAGTTATGCAGCTTTGGCGACAACAAATATTGCGGGTAATACCGGAACATTCGTTGTTACTATGGCTAGCACAGGGGATATTCAAGTTGGTGATTACGTTAGATTGTATAGCACAACTGGCGAATTACAGATTGCTGGATATAGTTTCCAAGTTACTGCTGTAACCGCAAATACTAGTATTACATTAGGCTATATGGCTTCGGCTGTTTCGGCTGGTGGATTAGCTACATTTGCTGCGGCGGGAACAGCTGGTTTTGTCAAGAAGTACATTCCTGGCAGAAACTATCCTCGTGCAATGCGTGTTGCAATGATCACAAAAGCTGCTCAGGCAGTTGTTTATTTCACACGCAAGAATGATTTTACACCCGGTGAAATTGTTTCTTTCCGTGTTCCATCAGCATTCGGCATGATTGAAATTAACAATAAAGCAGTGAGAGTGTTAAGTGTTACAAATAGCGCAACTGTATCTTCGATCACTATTGATTTGGATACAACTGGCTATACAACATTTGCATTCCCATTGTCTGCAACGGCAGCCGCTGGTGTATCACCAGCATTTTGTGTTCCTGCTTCTTCTGGAGTAGTACCAGATAACGGCAGTGCAACAAATGCGCAGCAACCTCCTTCTACGAACTTATTAGATGCTTTTGATAACAGAAATACAAGAATTATCCAATTTGGACATGCCTTGTTTGATGTTACATCATTTAACATTGTAGATGGTGATATCTGGATGTGGCAGGCCTTTAAGTATGATGACTATTCAACTTCCACAGTGACGTTGTAATAGGATCAGAAAGTTATTACCGGGGGCTTCGGCTCCCGGTTTTTGATAATGTAAAACAGCTTTACAGAGGAGCAGTAAGATGAGAGTAACAACATTAGTGACCAAGAAGTTTGCAGTGCCAAACCCTAGTTTGATTGAAGAAAAAGAGAAAAAGCTTAGGAAAGAGCATGAGAAGATAGTGAAAGGTAAATTTGAGTTTGTAGATGCCCAAGGTGGTTGGGTAGACTTTGCATATCGTTGGTTTAAGGGTGAACCTATTCAGGTATATCGTTTGTTCCATGGGGAGATTTGCGAGCTTCCAATGGGAGTGGTAAGGCATTTGAATAACACATATAAGAAAGTGCGTAATTTTGCGGCATCGACGCCAGATAAAGCAGCGGAAATGGTCGGAAGAGGAGTCCCATCAACATATGAAGTTCAGTCAAGAATACGATTTACTCCGATGGAAGTCATGTAATGGCAAATTATTCTTTCGTTCCAAAATATTTTTTGATACAAAGTATAACTAAGGGACAGAATACTGTCATAACATTTACGGAAGATCATGATTACAGCGTGGGGGAATATGTTTCCTTACGCTGTGGAAAGCCTAACGGGATGGTAGAGATTAACGAGAAGCGGGGAAAAGTACTGGAGATGACCAGTGATACGATTACAGTGGATATTGATAGTACTAATTACACTGATTTCATGTTTGATTTGGGCGTGGCGATATTGCCAGTGGCTTGCCCGGCAGGATCTGGTGTTAAACCTGGTGAATATGTTCCTACAGTGATTTTGGAAGATTGTTTTGATAATATAAGGACGGATTAATGGGAATAGGAACGCTATCAGACATAATATTAAAAGTTAGAAAACTTACTGGTAGCGGCACATCGAACCAGCTGACAGATAGTCAGATCATAGATTATATTAATTCGTTTTATTTATATGACTTTCCAGCAGCATTCAGGAGCCTTAAACTTAAGGATAAGTACACTTTCAATACAATTAGGGGCATAGATACTTATGCTTTTGATAGCGAGCATTTCACAACAATTGAGATGCCTTGCTACATAGCTAAAAGGGAAGTAAAGCTGTTTACAGACCCTTGGAGCTTTTATGGTGTAAACTACAATTGGCAATTCCAAGAGAATATTACACAAGGGGATGGCACTGTTGGACCATATACAGCCGCTTTGCAGAATCCAAATATTATCCGAAGCACTTTAAATAATCCAATGGTGGAGACTTTAACTCAGCCGACTACTCCTCAGTTACCGACTCCAACGCCTTTGAGTTTTCAACAAGCTATCCCGAGCCGAGTTCAAAACATTCTATTTACTG